GGTGCGCGAGGGCATTGATGACGTTCTGGCGTGGTTGGCGGACCGTGGGGTTGTTCAAGAGGGCGCTGATGGTGAGTGGGTGACGATCCAGTGCCCGAACCACGCCGAACACACCTCGGGGACCGACGCGGCGTATTACTCACCCCTAGGCGTCGGGCAGGATGAGTTCATCGCCATGCGAACTTTCAAGTGCCACCACTCGCATTGTAAGGAGTGGGGTAGCGGGAAGTTCCTAGATTGGGTGCGCGAGCGCGGCGGGCCTGACACGACGGTCTATGACCCCATGCCGTGGCTACTGGATCGGTACGCCCTGGTCGCCGAGCAGGAACAGTTCGCAGATATGACGCTCAGGCCGAGGGGGAAGTGGCTGTTTCAGAAGGGCGAGCTGGACTTTCGCCACTCCCAGAAAGTCCCGCGTGGTGATGGCGTCGTGAACGTCTCGACAGCGGTATCCCAGCACCGCGATATCCGTCGCGCGGATCGCCTGTCTTACGCCCCTGGCCAGGACGAAATCTTCAACGCCGACAACCAGAAATGTATTAATGTCTTCGCTGCACCCGATCACGTAGAGACGAACCGCGTTCCCGAGACGTTCCTGAACCACATCCGGTTCCTGCTACCGGATAACGCCGACGTGTTCCTCGACTGGCTCGCCTATAAAATTCAGAACCCCGGGCTGCGCTCGTATGCGGTGGTGATGGTCGCGTCGGGCGATTACGGCGTCGGGCGGTCCATGATGGGCGGTTTTCTCAAGAAAATTTTCGATGTGGATCAGGTCAACAACGCTTCGCTGGGACAGTTGATCGGCAAAGGCAAGAACGGCACCCAGACCTATAACGACTGGGCATCACGCTGCCAGATGGTCATCGTCGAGGAGAGTAAAGAGACGCTCGACGACGCTAAGGCGTTCCACACCGGCTATGAAGAGTTCAAGACCCTGATCGACAACAACCCCACGATCATGCGGATCAACCCCAAATATGGTCGCACGTACACCGAGGCCGTGTATTTCAACTGCCTGATCTTCTCGAACCACACCGACGCCATCGCCCTGCCCGATGGGGATCGCCGGGTCGCGGTGTTCCGCAACCCTAATGCCCGTGTCGAGAAAGAATACTACGGGAAGCTCAAAGCGGGGTTGAATAGCCGGGAAGCCGCCGCCGCGTATTGGTATCTGAAACGCCGTGACCTGTCCCGGTTCGATCACGTCTATCCGCCGATGACCGATGCCAAACAGGTCATGATCGAGGACACCCGGTCGCCGGTTGAGCAGATTTTCGCGTGGTTCAAAGAGCATCATACGAGCAACCTGATCGCCCGAAATGAACTCGATGGATTGGTCGCCCAGGCCTGTATCGACATCAGCATCGACCCCCAAATTGGGCGTAAATTTATCAAGCCTACATGGGGTAAATTACACCGTCTGGCGTTAGGGAAAAATGGGCTGCGCGTTTCTCTAAACGGAAAACAGACAGAAGTTAGGGCTGTCGTCGTCGTCGAAAATCCAGCGAAAAATGAAATACTGGCCGAGTTTGAAGCCCGAAACTCCAATTTAGTGAAACTTTTCCCTAATTAGGGAAACGCGTCTCTACGCTACGCCGTTGATTTTGTTGTTATAAAGTATGATTAGGGAAATAGGGAATAGGGTATCTTAATATATAAAAGCAGAAATATAATACCCCCCTCTGGTAACTCCCTAGGAAATCGCTTTTTTTCCCTAATCCCTAAATCGGCGATGCGGGCGACAGGATTAGGGTGGAGTTGATGCCCGACAGAAAAAGAACCCCCGGTTATGCGTAACCGGGGGTGAAGTTTTTCAAAGGGAGGAATTCGCCGGGGGGATGATGAAAGGAAATCGACCCGACGAAATTGTTTTAGCAAATTGCGAAGTTGATGTCCATGACGTTTTGCCTACCGCGTATCTGTTTTGCGAAGTGCTCGAAAACCATTTGGTCGAAATTTTTGGAACCGGCTTTGGTCTGGCAATTTAACGGATACTGTTTTTTGCAGCGATCCGTCAGCTTTTGTGGCGTGCCGTGATGATGCCGATTTCATGGCGTGCCGTGATGATGTGGTGAATGTAGATATATAAACATATAACCTTCCAGGGTGTTACGTGTTACGTGGTCATTTTTGACGTGTTGGCGTGATACGGTGTCGCCCGCACGTCAAAGTATCCGATAAAATCCCCGTTAAGCCCACTAGGATTGCTTTTAAGGGGTGTTGGCGTGTTTTAGGGTGGGTGGTTAGGGTGTCGCGTGTTGAGACCCCCTAGAACGTAAATTCTAGGGGGTTTAATTTCAGGTTATGATTAGCAGAAAATACGCGATTGCGAATAGGGTGAACACTGCCGCGAATTCATTTAGTAGGCGCATGGGTTAATAATCCTTCCCGAGATGCGTACACAGGCGCGTATAACGCTCTAACAGATTTCCATACTGGATTAGCGCGTCGGTTTCCGTTTCTCGCATCATATCCACATAACAGTCATCATCCTCGTTTGTGGAACCCATAGGGCTAGGGTGAAAGCCCCAATGCGCTGGCGTGACCACGTCGCGTTCGAATGTGAGAACGTCGCACAGTTTGAACCATTGGCCCATGGCTTCACCCCATGGATCATACCAATCACCTAGCAGGCGCATTTCATCTTTTAGCGCTTTGTATCCGTACATCGTCTTTTCCTCTCTAGTGTTAACCTTTCACTATGGCGCGCGCCGGGTGTTAGGGTGTTAGGGTGTTAGGTGACACGCGCCAGGGTGACGGGTTAATAATCCTGAAAGGCTTCTTGTAATTCCGTTACTCGTTCACGCCCCAAGACGGAAATTAAAGCGCGCCCGGTGTCGCAGCACTCTTTGTATATCCTTTCTGCTTTGCGGCTGTCTGCATCGTAGCCTAGTTCGCTCGCCCAATCTTCAAAGGTTTGATCGTAGATTTGAGGGCTCGCATCCATTAAAAGAGACCAAATTACATCATCTTTTGACGGGGTAACCTTTTGCAGCTTTGCCAACTTGACCGCGACACCTAATTGAAACTCTTTGTTTTTGAAATTGGCGTGCGGATTGGCGGTCCACGCTTCTAAAAACCGCCTTTCTTCATGGTCAAAGGGTCCAATACACCTGTATTCTTTCACTTTGACGTGCCCTATGCCCAAGGAATAATCAGTTTTGACTACTTCCCGATCCTTGTATGACAAGCGCACGGTGTAGCCGATGCCTTGCCAATCATCTTGTATGCGTGGGAATGGCCCTTTGATGATTTCAAGTTTGAAGTCTTTTGTGGCTAACATTTTTCCAGTCCTCTCTTCTCACTAGATTTAATCCGTTCACTCATACGCGACACAAAGGCCGCGCATGGTGTGAAGGGATTAAGCGCGCATTTTCGGGCGTTCGCGTTTCATCTCTTCGCGCGCTTCCGCGATAGCTTGGCGCACCATATCGGAAAAGTAGGAACCGTAATTTTTACCATCTCGCCGCGATTTAACGTTAATTCCGATATGGTCGCGGAACTCTTCGGGATTGGCATAAATCGAACCGCCCAAATAATCCGTTCCGATTTCCTGGCCGTCTAGTTCGATCATTACGCGGGACGTGAAACACCGCCAAAGCCCTGAACGGATATTGTCGGCGGTTTCGCCGGTTTCATCAAAAGATAGATCGCAATCATCATCAGGTTCAATTGCCCAAGTTGCGCGAAAGCGCGCGGTTTCAAATGTCCACATAGTTTCCATCATTATTCCATCCCCTCTTCAAACTCTTCTAAATCCAAAAACCCGTCAGCCTCATAATCCGCCATGATAGCGGCCACGTCTGCGCGGGCTTGTTCGTGTTGCTCTATGGTTTGCTCGTAGGTCATGTGATTTACTCCCCGTTAATGATTTTAGACGGGATGTCGGAAAGACATTCGAGAATGCCCGCCAATTGCTGATAGGTGTCGGCGGCCCGCGCGTCCTGCCAGTTTTCCTCAATGTGTTGTGCCTTAAGGTTTGCGATTTCTGCTAGTGCATCAATTACACCACCAAAACCGTTTTCATCCACAAGGCGCTCTAATTGGTTTAACTGTTCGTTTTTCATTATTCCATCCCCTGGGTTATCTGGTTTCGTTACCCTGATTATACCGCGGATAGTATAAAATAAAAGTTCGTTGTTTACCCTATTTCAGCAACATTGTTACCCACACTGTGTGAGAATTGCCTAAAAAATAGGCAGTTTTAACCTAGTTTTTGACATTGCCTAAAAAAGAGGCATATTATTATGGCTGTTAACTTCAATTAGGTTAAAAACAGGTTAAATCTCATGAATGCACCGGAAGCCCGCCCTGTTAACAAAGGCGGAAGGCCAAAAGGCGCTAAAAACAAGATGTCAGGCCAGATCAAACAGCACATTGAGAAGCACTTTTATAAAGTGAACAAGGATGGCAAAGCCTTGGACGCCTTATACGCCGAAAGCAAAACCGCTTACTTCACGCTGATTGCGAAGCTTGTACCCGCAGAAGTCAAAGCAGACGTGACCATGCACGCCATCGATCTCGGCGCACAAATGAAAGAAGCGTCCCAACGCCTGGAACATATGAAGCTGGCTAATGTGATAGACGTTACACCCGAAGAGCCTAAGCCTTTGATAAACAACGAAACACGTGACACTGAATAACCTAGCGGGCTGTTGGGTTATAGGTGTTGAGCTGCTAAGTGTCTGATATTAAAGGGCTTAGGATTTACCGGAATAAAGGTTATGACACTATGCTTTTTTACATAAGGCGTAAATCCTTGAGGGGGAGGGGTACCGGGGGTGGGGGTCGGGATTGCGGCGCGGCGTGAATTATATGGACCGGGGTCCGACATTTTTTATAAAATATTTTGAGAGGATATACTACACATGGTAAAACCTGTACCTCATCCCGATGAAGACCAACTCATCGCGCAGATGCTTTTGTTCCGCGATGACCCCGAAGGTTTCGTGAACTACGCGTTCCCCTGGGGTCAACAGGGCACACCTCTTGAGAACCACAAGGGACCGCGTGATTGGCAGCTTCGGGCGCTGCGTGAGATGAAGCAGCACATCGAGGACAACCACAACCGTGTCAGGCAAGACCTTGACCCGGAACTTATGAAGATGGCGCGCGCATCCGGTCGAGGGATTGGCAAGTCGGCATTCATCGCGTGGATCAGTCTATGGCTATTCAGCACCGTACCATCGTCCACCGTGGTCGTGAGCGCCAACACCGAGCAACAGTTGAAGTCCACCACGTTCCCCGAGATCAGGAAGTGGGCCACGCTCGCGATCCACAGCAGATGGTTCGAGCACGCAGCCATGAGCCTGCGCCCTGCCGACTGGTTGGTGGATGCGATGAAGCGCACAACCAAATATGATGACGCGTACTGGTACATCCAGGCGCGGTTGTGGTCTGAGGAAGCGCCTGACGCATACGCGGGCGTGCACAGCCAGCAGGGCATGGCGGTGTTGTTCGATGAGGCCAGTGGTATCGCGTCCTCTATCTGGCCGGTGGCCCAGGGTTACTTCACCGACAAGACGACACACAGGTTCTGGTTCGCCATCAGCAACCCCCGTAACCCCAGCGGGGCATTCTTCGAATGTTTCCATGGCGAGGGACGTGACACGTGGAACACCGAGAGCATCGACGCCCGTGAAGTGACGGAGAACGACCGGACGTTGTACGACGACATCATCGCGCAGTACGGCGAGGACAGCGATCAGGCGCGGGTGGAAGTGTACGGCCAGTTCCCCCGCCAGGGTGACTATCAGTTCATTGGACGTGGAGACGTAGAGGATGCAGCGAAGCGTGAGGTCGAAGCGGATAACGGTGCACCACTCATCATGGGCGTGGACCCCGCGCGGTTTGGTAATGACAACGCGGTGTTCGCATTCCGCCAGGGGCGTGACGCGCGGAGCATTCCGTGGGAGGTCTACCCCAAGCAGTCCCTCACCGACTTGGCTCGATTGGTTGCGCGTGCGATTGACCGGTATAATCCCGATGCAGTGATGGTCGAAGGCGATGGCGTCGGCGGCGGACTGGTGGATATCTTGAAGGACAGCGGCTATCGAGTGATCGAGGTTAAGTCCGGTGGCGGGGCCGATGACAAGGAACAGTACGGCAACCATCGCACGGAGATGTGGGGCAACATGCGCGACTGGATCGGCAGCGGGTGCATTCCAGACGAGCGGGAACTGCTGGACGATCTGGCGGCACCGATGTTCGACTACAGCCTCGGCGGGCAGTTGAAGCTGGAACCGAAAGAGAAGATGAAGAAGCGAGGGCACGCCAGCCCCGACAGAGCGGACGCGCTGGCGATGACGTTCTCGCAGAACATCGCGCGAACGGATCGCAAGACGACGAGGCTCAATCGCGGTAAGCGGATGGTTGCCAAAGGCATGGACTATGATGTATTCTCGTGACAGTTTTGCAAAACAAGGAGTTCTTACCGATGGGTGGTATCTTTTCCCCGCCAGCAGCCCCTACACCTCCCCCGCCTCCGCCGCCTCCTGCGGTTGACGACGCTGCGGTGCAGTCTAAAGCCCGTGACGAGCGTCTGCGTCGCGCCAAAGCACAAGGTCGTGGCAGCACGATCCTTACCGGTGGACAGGGCGTCCAAGAGGGCGGCACCGCCGTTAAAACTCTACTGGGGGCCTAAGCCATGAGTAAACGCGCGTCTGAGATTATCAAACGCTTCGACAAGCTCAAGGGTCAGCGCGGCACCTGGGAGAACCACTGGACAGAGATCGCGGAGCGTGTGCTCCCGCGATACTCGACTACGTTCCAGTCTCACCCTACGCACCTGACCAAGGGCGAGAAGAAGACGGAGAAGATGTTCGACAGCACGGCGGCACTGGCGCTTGAGCGTTTTGCCGCTGCGATGGAGAGCATGTTGACGCCGCGTTCGAGTAAGTGGCACCGGCTGCAAGCATCGAACGAGTTCCTGAACCGGGACCGCGAGACGCAGTTGTGGTTCGAGCAGGCGACCAACATCCTGTTCAAGGCGCGCTACGCCCCCGCTGCGAACTACGCCTCTCAGCAGCATGAGACGTACATGGGCCTCGGTGCATTCGGCACGGGGTCTTTGTTCATCGACAGCCACGACAAGGGTGGCCTACGCTACTCCGCGATTAATCTCGCGGAGATTTTGTTCGACACCAACCATCAGGGCATCGTCGATACGTCGTACCGCAAGTTCGTCCTGACCGCGCGGCAGTTGAAGCAACGCCTGGACGCGGGACGCTATAAGCAAATCCCTACCGCTGCCGAGAAGGCCGCAGAGAAGGAACCGGACAAAGAGTTCGAGATCATCCACTGCGTCACGCCGCGTGCAGAGGTGGACCCGACTAAGGCGGACTTCCGGGGTATGGAGTTCGCATCGTACTACGTGTCATGCGAAGACGAGATGGAACTGAGCGAGGGCGGCTTCGATAAGTTCCCCTACGCCATGTCCCGCTACGTCACCGCTCCGGGTGAGACCTATGGTCGCTCCCCTGCGATGACCGCACTGCCGTCGATCAAGGTCCTCAACGAACAGAAGAAGACCCTGCTGACGCAGGGGCACCGCGTCATCAATCCAGTGCTGCTGACCCACGATGATGGGGTGCTGGACACCTTCAGTCTCAAGCCCGGTGCGTTGAACGCAGGTGGCGTCAACTCCACAGGCCAGCGCCTCATCCATGAACTGCCGACAGGCAACCTCGCCGCTGGGCAGGAGTTGATGGACATGGAGCGCGAGGTCATCAACGACGTGTTCCTCGTGTCGCTGTTCCAGATTTTGATCGACACGCCTGCCATGACGGCGACCGAGGTCCTGGAACGCGCTCGTGAGAAGGGGGCGCTGTTGTCTCCGACGATGGGCCGTCAGCAGAGTGAGATGTTGGGGCCGATGATCGAGCGCGAGCTTGATCTGCTGGCAGTCCAGGGTATGCTCCCGCCGATGCCGCCCGCACTGTTGGAGGCCGAGGGTGAGTTCGAGATCGTGTACGACAGCCCGCTGTCCCGGTCTCAGCGTGCCGAAGAGGCGAGCGGTTGGCTCCGCACGATGGAGAGCGCCGGTCAGTATGCAGCGATGACGCAGGACCCGTCTGCGATGGACCACTTCAACATGGACGTGATTATTCCAGCGATGGCCGAGATCAACGCCGTGCCGCCTTCTTGGATGAAGGGTCAGGATG